ATTTCAAGAGTACCGCTACTAGAAAAACCAGCAACACTATCTACACCTATTGTCCCTGAACCTGTCATACTTGTGTCAGCTTCAATAACAGTGCTTAGTTCAGCAGAAGCACTACTAAATATTTTTTCACCTCTAGCTGCAAGATACTTATCTGCAAACTTAGCAATCATAAGTATTTTTTCGCCAGAAGATGTAGTCTGTGGTACAATCTGATTAATTAATTTTCTATGACCATTGATCCGTCTGTAACCACCCTCAACGTCAGGCTCAAAGTTTTCTAAAACTAAAGCCTCTCCCGGTTGCATAAGAAAAGTAGAACGGTTTTTAACTAAACCGCCTTCACAATTAAATGCTGCAGGTTGTGATTGGGAATTATCTGGCATTAACTAACGCCTGACATAAAGTTAGCAGAACCACGTGGTCTATTAATTACAGTTGATCTAATATATTCATACTTATTAATTAGCAAGCTTTGCATGTTTTTAATACCTTGCTCAAACCTACTAAAGTTTAACTGATATTGATTTAACTCGCCACGATACTGATACACAAAGGCAGTAGCACCATCTACTATCACAGGTGCAAAACGATCAGGTATACTTGTAGTATCGCCATGTGCAGACAAATCAGCAGGAAAAGTGTAGTAGTCAAAAACTAACGCATATGCCTTATCAGGGTAAGGATACAAAAGGTAGTTGTTGTCAGGTGTGCGTACAATACTTCTAGGTACACCACCACCCTCAAACTGCGTAACTGCCACACCACTAGAATGTGCAGCAGCAGTAGTGCTATTAGCACCACGTGTGCATCCTGTAATGTCATTACCTAGTATGCCAGTGTAGGTAACTTGCTCACTGCCTATGTGTACTGTGCCTGTAGCGTCAAGTCCTGTAGTAGATGCAAGTGTTAGCGTAGCTACACTATCGGAGTGTGAACCGTTTAGCGTAGTAGCTACAACATCATCCTCTTCATTAGCGTAGTCTTTTTCAATATACTCATTATAGCTCAACGTTGCTAAGTTATTACCTGCTGCATTAAGATCAGTGTCTCTCTTAATTCTAGCTGTGCTATAATCAATAGACTTGGTACTTGTAGGTACTGTGTATCTACATTGACCTGCTACTAAGGTAGAAGAATTACTAGCGTGATTAAAAGAATATCCAAATTCACGCTGGTTGATGTATCGTATTGCTTCATTGACTGCTGCTTTACATTGTGTCTGTACACCTCTTGATCCAGTAAAGTTACTAGAGGTAAGCTCTACTTCATTCATACGAGTAATGGTACTATTAGTTAATGAAAGAAAAGTAAGAGCCATTATATTTCCTTAATAAATCTTTTATGCCCCAAGAGTTTTTTGTTGCATAAGTTTGATACACTAATGGGGCCAGCATATAGCCAGCCCCAAAGTATGTAGGTTTATTACAGAAGGTCACGCTGTGCTACAGCAGGTTCTGTCATTGCAGGTGAAATGTCTGCAATTACCGCATAAACACGGAGGCGTCCAGTAGCAGGTGCAGCACCATCAATTTTTACATCAATAGTATCAGCAGCACCAACAAGAGCCAAGGCAGCAGCAGCGTAAAGTGATGCAGCACCAGTGTTTACGATGTTAGCTTCACCATTAGTACCTTTTGCAAGGTATGTACCAGCAGCTTGAGTAAGATCAGCACCATCAATGATGTCATCACCAGCAGCAAAATCAATATCACAAGTACAAGAAGTTGTAAATGATTTTAAGATTTGTGCGCCACCTGCAAGCATTACTGACTCAGCAGGTATTTCAAGAAGTTGGAAGATGTCACCATCTGCGCCAGAGTATCCAGCAGTTACCATTGCGTCAATATCTAGGATTGCTTCAATGGTACGTACAGTGTTACCAACATTGGTTGGGACAGCAATATAGTTTGCCCCAACACCAGCGGTATCAATGGAAGTCATGTCATAAGTAGCCATAATTTATATCTCCCTTATGCTGCGTTATAACGGGCAGTGACGATTGCTTCTGGACGAAGAATCTTCCTACCGTATAGATGCATACCACGAACAATGTCAGCAAAGCTATCAGGGTCACGATATGTTTCTGTTTTGTTGATTTGCTCTGCAGTAGCAATAGCTGAATCATGTCCTGCAACAATAACACCAAGGTTGGTGAGTTGGTTTGCAGTACCTGAAGTTCCGGGTCCAGTGCCTAGTGCTGGCAAGTTAGACGAGGAATATACACGGAAGCCGTGGAAGTTGCTTACAACAAGACCATTACGCAGACCACCTGATTCACCGAAATCTGCATTCATGAAGCGTGAATCTTCATCAGCAAGAATTTCCATAAATACTGGATCAACAATAAGCCAGCGACCTTGTGAGTCAACTTGCTGTTGATCAAGCAAACGCTTCATACGTGCAACAATCATTGCAGGAGAAACGGTAGCAGTTGGCAACGAAGTCGCTCCCGGCATACGTGCAGTCACAGGAATTGAGTGAGTGCCAGCAGACGTTGTAGTGATGTTACCAAAGTCACCTTTATGCAGTTGCATAGAGGAGAGCAGTTCGTTAGAACCAGCAGAAGCTACAGCTTTAGTACCATTAACAGTTGTGTTAAGGGTGTCACCTTTGCTGTGCAAAGAGGACTGCTTGTAGCCTGACATGTACGCAAGAACTTCTTGGTCATGATTGTCTGCCAAACGATAAGCAGCACGGCTGGTTGCAAGGTCCATGAAATTGACGTGGCTGTGAGCCTCTTCAATATCGTCCATCTTAAAAGCAAAGTAATTCGCTTTGTCAATGACCAAATTGAAATCGTCATCCTGTAAGTCTTGCGCTGTGACATTCGTGCCACGTGCATACTCTTGAACAGAAATTTCTGGTTCTTTGATAATTTTAACGGTGTCACCTTGGGCAGCAATTTCGCCAAAGTAGTCTGAGTTTGTGACATCGCCTACGACAGTACTCTTGCGGAAAGCAAGCTGTACTTTTTTAGAATAGATTACAGGACTAAAATTACCGTTTGGTAAATTCCCATAACCTGTTGCGGTTGTAAAAGCCATAATGAATCCTCCATTGAATGTTTGGCTTAGGTTTAAGTAAGCTTAACACAAGTTGAAGAGGCTGCATTTTGAAGGGTGGCGTTACAATAACGGGCCTGTAAATTCAGGTAGGTCTTAACTAATATGTTGTTGCTTAGTAGTGTAGGAGAGAAAAGGTGGCTACCTAAAGTAGGGCTTCTCTCTCCTTTTAGTATCTTGCATGTATAGTTATACTTAGTAATCTTTTGTTGTCAAGCTTTTATTTACCTTGCAGCACCAGAAAGGTCATAAATAAATTTACCTGACCGTTGTGCTTCCATAATAGCGTCTTGGTTCTTTTCAAACTCCTTCATAGACATTTTGCTAATCATAGACTCAGTAAAAGAAACCTCAGTTTCAGCTTGTGTGGGCTTAGTTGTACGCTTGGTTACAACTGCAGATGCAGCGTCCTTAGATGACTTCTTACGAGACTTAGTATCTAAGCCCTTGTCTGACTTGTAAAGATCAATAACTCGTACCACAGAGCGTGGATCATCTTGGTTCTCATACAAAGCGTCTTGTACCCACTTAGGTTGCTCTCCTGCCCAATCGTGAAACTCATCACTTTCCTTGAGATCATCAAAGTCACTGTGTGATTTACGGATAGCATCCATAGATTTACTACGGTCAGCCTCTGCAGACATTTCATCTATTTCCCGTAGACGCTTCTCTGCAACGCTAAACTTTTCCTGTGCTTTCTTTTCAGCAATAGTCTCAACAATAGCTGCAACGTCAGGGTACTTGTCAGCCCAAGCTTGAATGTCTTCATCCGACTTAGGTGGGCGTACAAGCCCTTGTTCTTTGGCATTCTCTAGTTGAGCCTTGATAGCCTTTAGCTCTGCTGCAGTGTTGCTTTGAAGCTTGCGAATGTCATCATACCGTTTCTTGTATGTGCGTTCTTCTCCTGTGTCAGGCTCTTTAGCATCAACCTGTTGCTCTTTTGCAACACTTTCTGGTTCTGCTTGTTCTTCTTCTTGTGGCTCACCACCCTCCTGTTGGGCGGCATCAAATTTAGCCATTTCAGCTTCTTCTTCAGCAATACGTCGTGCATTGGCATTGCGGTAATTGCTATCTACAAAACCTGCTGTCTTAGGTTTTTCCA